GTGTGCGAGCTGGTCGCCACACCGAACCGAGCCTGCAGTCCCGGCGTGCGATCGACCATCTGCTTGGCGTCTTTCCAGGTGATCTGTGCCTGGTCCCTTGTGGTCGCAGCGCTGTACACTTCGGCGCCCGGCTCGCCGTCTGCGGTCAGCAGGTACAGGCCAACGCCCGAAGTCTCAGAGGACTTGCCCTGCTTTCGAGGCATCTCGTTGTAGGCCGTCTTGAATCGCCGGTACCCGTCCTCGTTAATCCAGCCAAACACGGTGGTCAGGCGGAAGATCTGCCAGGGCTGAAGCTCCAGCCGTTTACGCTCCCGGGCCCACTCCCCTTTGACGTGTGGCAGCAGCTCGATGAACTGGCAAACCCGGTTCGCCAGCGCCGGCTCCCACCAATAAGGAAAATCCGCCGTACCTTCCCGATCCAGGTCTCGCAGCTGGCGATGACACGCAAGCTGCACCCATTTACAGGCAGGGAGCTCACCACTCACCACCGCGTTGGCGTACTCCAGGGCAATGGCGACGTAATCCCGCGCCATCAGATATCCTCAAAGCCGCCGAGATCCAGCTGCCCCTGAGGCGGCGCCTTGACCTTGCCAGCACCCGCCGGCGTGAGACCGAACTCGTTCGCGCTCTTCATCACCTGATCCCACAGCTTGTTCCGGATCTGGAAGTACACCGATTGCACCGCGTAGTTCTGCGGCGTGTAGTCGATCATGTCCTCCAGACGCTTCAGCTTCTTGGTGATCTCTTCGAACTTGCCATAGGAATCGCAGTGAGCGGCGAACGCCGCCTGATCCAGCAAGGAGATCAGGCCAGCCTTCTCCAGCTGTGGTCCCACCTGGTTCCAGTACTTCTTCGCAGAACGCGGCAACCAAGTCGGGCAATCCGGCAGACCGATCGGCCGTTGCTCGTTCGATCCGTGATTGTCCCGGTCTTTTCTGAAATTCCCTTCCAGGACTTTGAGCTGTGCTGGCTTTGGTCTACGTCCTGCAGTCATAAAAAAAGGGGCACCCTTTCGGATACCCCCCCTACCTCAATTTTGCCATCGAAAAAAATCACGGACGGTGAGCGGTCGACGGTACTCACGCCTGAAAGTTTTGACCCCGCCCCCGGGCCCGCCGGGACTCTTCCTCAGTTTTCAGTTTGTGACAACGCTTGCAAATTGCCTGAAGGTTTTCATCAGCATCGGTACCGCCCTCAGCCTTCGGTACGATGTGGTCAACTGCCACGGCAGGCATCACCTTACCCTCTGCCTTGCACGGCTGGCACAGGGCCTTATCCCTGCGCATGATGCGGACACGAATACGCTTCCACCTGCCACCATAACCACGCTGGGAGCTGCTGCCACGATCCTGATTCAACCAGCCACTGGCCTTGGCCTGGTGCTCCTCACAGTAACCATTCCGGTTGGTGGTCACGGCGGAACAGGTACCAGTACGGCATGGCCTTGGTATCGCTTGTGGCACTGAACTACTCCTGTAAGGCATCCACCAGGCCGTTATGCCTGGTAGCGCAACTGTGATAGATGGATGCAAGCTCCTTGATCACCAGCACCATCTCCTGCCCCTTACCGTTCCTCAGCTGGGCTGGTACCGCCGGGCACTTCAACAGAAGGTTCTGCTGGTCCGGGGACAGACTCACCCCGGAGGGCTGCGTTGAGCAGGCGGACAACATCAGGCTCAGCACAAACACGCTGATAGATAGGCTTCTGGATCTCACGAATGATTCCCCGATCGATAATGCGCTCATTGGCCCGAAGCTCACCCAGCCGAGTCTCTACAGTCTGGGCTATGCCGGAGATATCACCCCGGATCTGCTCGGCCAGCTCCTGCCTGTCCTCAACTATGGCCAGCCGCTTGGCATCCTCGAACCAACCACGGGCAGTCCAGCCACCAAGGCCAACACCAGCCAGCACAACAGCAATGACCAGCAGCTTCACCTTGAACGTCATGACTTGCCCTTCAGGTATTCAACGGCATTGCCGCCGTAGTAGTACAAGAGATTGGCACTGAACACGTAACACAACGTCTGAGCCAGCGGCACCATGGGCGCCTGAATAGATCCCAGCAGCATGGAACCCGCAACCAGGTACAGGCCCATAATGCTCATGTAAGCCATCAGCCTGCGATGGAACCACCACTGGTTCGGGTTCGGGTGCTGGTTATCGGCCATACTCATTCTCAATCAGCCGGTCCAGCTTGGCGTTCATAGCCCTCAGATCAGCCTTGAGCTCATCAAAGTTCTTCTCAGCACGCTCCTGGTCGTTCAGCCTGGCCTGCTGCAGCATGTGCACAGAGGTTTCAACCAGGGAAATGCGCTCATCCTGTTTGGACTGGTCACGAGAAATAGACACCGCCAGGATAATCACCGTGATAATCACGGCGATGGGGATGCCTTTGTCTATGTGCCAGCTTCTGCGATCGCTCATCTCCTCACTCATTGCGGGGCCTCACCCCGCCGCATCAGTTCAGAAAGCTCCACCGCGCGACTACCTACCTGCCGGGCCCATTTGCTATCCATCATCTCGGCAGCTGCCCTATCCCAATCCTTCTCAGCCAGAGCACCCAACATGCGCCGGAACTCCAGCAGCGTGGGCACGCCCATGTTGAACGCCATGTTGGCCAGAACCACCTGCCGGATCGGATCCAGGCTCAGGTACAGGGGCATACGCTCCAGCTCCCGCTCCACCTGGTCGATGTCGTTATCCAGCATGAAGCCGGCTTCGTCCTCACTGATCCCGCGATCGTCCAGGTTGCGGCCATAGCCAACGGTGAGTTTCCCAACCGTGTCACGGTATGGCTTCAGCCTGAGGCCCTCATGACGCTCAAGCTGCTTCAGGAGAAGTTGTCTGTTCATGATTTCACCCATAAAAAAACCCGGCACAAGGCCGGGTTTGTCAATCAATGCCCTCGATTAAAAGGGCTTGTTCTCCATATCAAGATACTCAAACCAAAGCGCACACACGCTCGACAATGCAAGAATGGCCGTCAGAATTATCATCATCACCTGACTGAACCGAGCAGAGCGCTCTCGCCTGATATCCTTCTCCAGCTCCAGCAATCCGGACAACGTTTTACCCGTTGCCCTGAAACCACCCGGACCAGCCTGTAAGTAGCCATCTGCGGCAAGCGAACTAAGGACACGTTCCAACCTCGCACAAACAAGCTCTCGCTTGTCGTCCATGCTCAAAAATCTGCTTCCGTGTATTTGTATCGCTACCCGCATCCCGTAGCACGCGTCAACTCCAGCATCCGATAGCGCAATAACCGCTCTTAAGACCGAAATTCTATCGTCGATAATTCGGAAGTTTCGCCGATAAAGCCAGTTATTAAAGCCCTCAACCGCTGCCTCAAAAAGCCAACGCCCCCAAAACAGAAAGAAAATGCGCGATAAAAAGCACCCAACAATACTTCTATGCGTGAAAGCAGTGCTCCGATAGTAATGACGAATTTCCACGTCTTTGCGGTCGAGAAATTCAGGACCAATTTTTTTGCGCGGATATTGCTTCGATTTTTCCGTTTCTGCTCTTCTTCGAGCGAGAAGATGACCTTGCGAGGACGATTCAAGCAGATAGACAACCTCGGATTCTGCCTGGCCGCTCTGAGAGTTATTGACGGTTCTATCCTCGGCTGCGTAGACCCAGTAAGTGTCATAATGGCCCGTTGGAGGTCCATCCGAGCTTATCCTACTGAAGTGTCGATGCCACTTGAGCAGCTTTAGCAACATCCAGTACTGAGACTTCAACCAAGCCTTTTTCAATCTGTCCTCCAATCCCGCATATGGAATATTCAAACGGTACCATAGCGGATTATAAAAAAACCCGGCACCAGGCCGGGTTGAAGGAGTATCAAGAGTATTTGCTGCGAGTCCTCAGATGCACTTCCTGCACCTTACGGAAAAGAGAGTAGTTTTCTGCATGCAGGATGTCAACATTCTGATCACGACGTTATCTTTTGGAAATCAAGAGCACAGTCGATCCACGCCTCAGCAGAGCCCAGCAGGTAACGCACGCGCTCACGGCTTCCCACTCCAGACTCCCTCGCAACACGCGCCATGCTGAACCCGTAGGAGTAAACCATCACCAGAATATCGGCCATGTCCTTGTCGCGCCGCCTCAGGCGGGCAATGGCACGGTCCACGGCTAGGGCCTCCTCATCGGTACAGACTGGCATGGCCACAGAGCCAGCCGGCACCAGGCTCACCCGGTTGAAGCCCATGCGCAAACCACTGTCGCTGGTGCGCACCCAGCGGGCCCACTCGGTCAGCCGTTGCTGGGTATCACTCAGCATGGCCACCTCCAAGGATCGACCACACCCGCGCCATGCCCTTGCGGGCAGCCTTGCGCCTGGACTGCTTTACAGTGTCGCCTTCTGGCAACGCCGGCTGGAACGCCCGGTGAGCAGCGCTTTTTCGGTCCCGAGCCAGCCCCAGAATCCGGCCCACATCCGGCCAGTAGAAATCCCCGTCACCCTCGATCAGCTTCACCTTGGCACGGCTCAAAGCCGTTTCAAGCTGCTCCCAGCTCAGTGCATCCACTTCGCCTGCCCACTCCCTGCGGGCTAGCCTGATGGTTTTCTCATCCGGCCACTGCACCGTGAAGCGGTGCCCGTAGATCAGCTGCAGCCGGTTGAAGAACAGCACCGTTTTGCGCTTTTGCTCCTGAGTGAACCGATCACCAGTGCTCGAGTGCGTAGTCTGGATCGGAGAGTTGTCGCTGGACTGCAGATCGTTCGTCACGCCTTGAACGATGCTGTGGATCTGGCGCACCTGTGTCATTGGCACCTCGCTGCTGGTTGTTTAGAAGATCCTGGTTGAGCCTGTCCCGCTCACGGGCATAGCTCTCTGAGAAGGGCTTGTAGTACTCCGGGCCATCGGGAACACGGCCCAGATTGGCCTCTGCAACGCTCATGATCTGGCGCATGTCACCAATGGTGAGCCCCAGCCGTGTCCAGTGCTGGTACAGGGCAATCAGCTTCGGGCGAGCTACCCGGTGGTAGGCCCATTGCCTCTCTCGGCCAAGGAAGGAACCCCATTCGTCTGGCTGCTGGGGCTGGAAGGCGTCAGGCCACGCCTCATTATTGCGCGCACCCGCGTTAGTAGAGTTAAGTACAGTAGAGTTATACAGATGTGTGTTGTTCCTAGTGTCGTTCCCTGTGTTGCTCCCTGTGTCGTTCCTCCCCTGCTCTGCTGGATCTATTTCCTGTTTTTTCGGGAGGTTAATCACTTTCCCGCTATGCGGTTCCTTGTGTTGCTCCCTGTGTTGTTCCTTGTGTTGTTCCTTTTCTGGACGGACTGATCCCGTATCCGCCAAAGGCAGTTTAAAAACAAGGCCCCGGCTGCGACTGGATTCATGGTTCACCACCAGGCCAGCCCGCTCCAGCTCCGCCACACGAGCACGCACACGGCCAAGGGATGGGGTCTCCGCCCGCTTGCGCTGGCTTCCCCAGTCCGGATCCACAGCGATCAGTTCGGCCAGGGCACGATAGGAAAGCTTGCGGGCACGGCCACCCGCCACGCCCGTTCGGTAGTCCATATAGCGCCGAAAGCCCCGCAGATAGATCACCTGAGCCTCAGGCGTCAGCCCCTGCAGAGCTTCATCCTCGGCATCATTCCACTGTGAACGCATCGAGCTTTCCCTCTACGCAGTGCTGGAATTGCTCAACCATTATTCACCCCATCCACTTGGTCAGTTACGCAACAGACTGTTGCCCGGTAGCCTCTGGAGACTCGCCGAAAATGTCCGGACGCATGGAGTAACGATCAATGTCACCGCCTTTTGCCTTCACTGCAGCCTCAATCTTCAGAACATGACAGTCAGGAATACGGACCCAGCCATGCAGGCTCGGCGGCCGAACTCCACAGATTCGAGCCACTTCAGCCTTGCTCCCCAAGCAGTCGGCAATCTTCTCAACAATCTCTATAGCCATAGGATACCCCTTTGTTAGCAAATTGATCGTAGCCAAAGGCTATCACGATGTCCACAGGTATGACTTACTTAATAATTAGTTAAAGGCTAACATCACGCTCATGAAAGACGATTCGGAAAACGCCAGAGCCAGCAGGCTTAAGGAAGCTGTCGAGAACGGCCCTCTCAACATGAACGAGATCGCCGAGAGACTAGGCGTTGCTAGAACATCGGTTCTCAACTGGAAGAGACGTGGGTCGATCAACCTGGACAACTTGAGGGGCATAGCAGACCTCACCGGTTACAGGTTCTGGTGGTTGGCTTTTGGTGAAGGACCCAAGACATATGAAGATGCCGATGAACTCCCTCCTCTGTCACCGATGGTGGAAATTGCCCAAGCCTCTCCTGAGCACGCCAGATTTGTTCAGTGCGCGTCCCATTTGACCACTGCGAAAATCTTCACACCCGCACTCGCGGATGCTTTGACCCAAACACTGAACGCCATAGCAGCCACCAAGAAAGCTGAGTAAGTCGGTGCCGCGCGCTTTCTCCAACGATTTCGCAGTGAAGTAACATGAAAAAAAGCAGCTTGCCGCCAGGTTTAAAGAAGAAAATTGACGATAAACGGCACTGGCGATCAATTCGGCACTCAAAAGCCCATCATGAAGAGCGTTTAATCCGCCGAAAGAAAAGACGCGAGCGGATGATCAAGCACAGTTGGGCCGTTGAGATTAAAGCTCCACCTCAAATCAATTTGTATCGAGGTAGCGACCACACCAGAACGGTTCGCTTTCTACAGGAATTGAGACAAGCGATTTCGAGAAATCGAAAGGTCAGAATTTGTTTTCGGGATACGAAATCAATATCAGCAGCGGCTGGACTTCTGTTCATTGCTGAACTAGATAGACTCGTCTCCCACTTTCCAAGTACGAAAATCGACTGCACCCGGCCTCCTCGTCGCCACGATTCGAAGTACGGCAACGAATCGTTCTTAATCGAGAGCATCCTCAACCAGATCGGTTTCTTTAAGTTAATTGGAAAGCCAGAAAGGAATGTCCCATCCTATCCAAATGTTTCTTGCTGGCGTTACAGCCAAGGTGTCGTTGCGGAGGGAAGCATTGCTGGCTCATTGATCAACCAAGTCGACGATAAGTTAGCACCTGAAGCTAAGCGAAGACTGTATCGGGGGGCTATTGAAGCCATATCCAATTGCGTTGACCATGCTTATCCCACAGTCAGACCTGATGGACTGAACGTTTCAGATAGCCGTTGGTGGATGTTCGTTGGCATCAATATGAACCGGTTGATCATAGTGGTCTGTGATCTCGGCGTAGGAATTCCGACCACCGTTCCACAAAAGCACTCTCAAGCAAGGCTGAAGGCTGTTCTGGAATTTCTAAATATCAGCGGCAATAACGATTCGGATCTCATCCACGCCTCTACCTACTTGAGCAAAAGCAGGACTCAGCAGAAACATCGTGGCAAGGGTGGTAAGGATATTCTTGGGCTTCTGGATCACTACCAGGAGGCCAATTTAACGATCTATAGTAATAAAGGCTGCTTCCGTGGGAGCAACAAGATATCTCGCTCGGGAAAAGTTGTCCCTTGGGCAGTAAAGGATGAGCAAAAACTTTCGATACGGGGCACTGTCATCGAATGGACGGTCCCGATCCAGGAGTTAGAAGCGTGAAGACTATTAGAGTAAAAGATTTCACCGAGTTTCCGGGTCCGCGTTACGCCAAACTCGGGCCCTACTCAGGTGAAGAGTTTCGTCAAAAGGTGTTAGAGCCGGCAATTAAAGAGGCCGGCACTGATTTGGAAATTGACCTTGATGGGACGTTCGGCTATGGCTCTTCGTTTCTTGAAGAGGCATTTGGAGGTCTCGTTAGGCTGCGAGTCATAACGGATGCGCAGGCGAAAGTTATTAGCCAGCATATCAAGTCTGATGAAGACCCAAGTCTCGCCGAAGAGGTTAAAAGCTATTTGCTCGAAGCATCCACTGAGGCTGGAAATCGCGCGTCATGATTGAGGAATCGAGCAGCAGCCTCCAGGTCGCTGATGCGATAATGCGCTGGCTTGTTGCTCTAGCAGGCTGGGCAGTCGCCTTGTGGGGTTGGCGTGTACGAGGTCGACAAACCAGAGAAATAGCCGATAACACAGAAACAAACAAAGCAATTGACGTCGCGCTCGTGAAAATCGAGGAGCTTGAGGAAATTGCCGTCGAATACTGGAAGGATGCAGACAGCAAAATAGTACCAGCACAACTAAGCTCCGCCGTCGCTAATTGCATTTTCTTTACACAGCAGATCTCTTCTCTCAGTTCACAGCGTGAAATTCCGTACAAGGATTTTGCTGAAGTCAGAAAGTCTGTGACGCTGAACATGGAGCATGAAGAACGAGGTTTTGAAAAGCAGCGATCCCGCATATCTCGCATGGTTCGCCTTATTGGTCGCTTGAAGCGGGCAGAAATATACCAAAAGAAAAGCTTTATCAAAAAGTAGCCTCCCGCTACAAAAAAGCCCCGCAAGCCAAAGCTTCCGGGGCTTTTTTATTCACTGAGCAAATTACCCACTCGCCCTGCCCCCCGAAATAACCCAGAAATAGTAAAAAATAACCGTCATGGTATTGACGGTAATGTTAGCCATTGTCTACGATAAAGTCAGATTGATAACGTCGTGGCATCTTATGACTAACATTGCAGGCGCAGAATTCGAAATCCAAGACCCTCAGGGCACCCTCACACCACGTCAGCAGGAAGTGCTGGTCTGGGTGGCGGAAGGCAAAGAAAACGAATCCATCGGCATGATCCTTGGCATCACGCTGGGCACGGTGAAGTTCCACATGATCAGCCTTCTGCGTCACTTCGAAGCACCCAACCGGCAGCTGCTGATCAGCCGCGCCTGGAAGGCAGGTCTGATCAAAGCCAGGCAGCTGGCGATCGGCGCTCTGATCCTCGGCAACGCGTTGCCAGGTGTCAGCGATCAGCCTGCCACGGTTCGCACCCCGCGAGTTGCCCGGGTGCGAGTCACCAACCGTCGGGATGCCGACGACTACCCCATCGTTATGCCAACCAACCTTGATGATCTTCTCACCGGAGACAGGGAGGCCGCATGATCCCCGAGTACATCACCCTCGCCGAAGCCGCGAAAACGCTGAACCTTGGCCCACGCAAGATGATCCGCACGCTGAAGAGCCGCGGCATTCTGGATCACCAGCGCCTGCCCAACTGGCGGTACACGCAGCGCGGCCTGTTCAAGGTTGAAACCAAGGCGTTCAACCACCCTGTTCGCGGCTTGCAGCACAGCGCCAAAACACTGGTGAGCCCTGCCGGCCTGGAATTCCTGCGCAAAGAGTTCGCAGAGCAGATCGACATTCAGGAGGCCTCGTGAAGCAGATTTCCACGTTTTTCGCACTGATGGCTGAGTTCGGTACCGCCGAGATTCCGCTTGAGGACGTGTGCGAGAAGTTCTTCGGGCTGAAGCCAGACATGGCCAAGAAGCGAGCGGCTCGCCAACAGCTGCCAGTCACGGCCTACCGGGGCGGCACACAGAAGAGCCCATGGCTGGTCAGCGCGCAGGATCTGGCCAACTACATCGACGAACAACGCACCAAAGCCCGCCGGGAGTGGGACCAGGTCAACGCGGCCTGACACAAGGAGTCACGATGAAAACCAGTCTAAACGCCAGCCACCAGGAGGAATCCCATGCATCTTGATCTGCCGGAGAACACCCGCGTTATCGATCTGATCCGCTTCGCGAATGCCCAGGGCAAACGCCTGGTGTGGAAGCAGGAAGGATTCCGGTACCGAGCTCACCTGGAGGAAGCCGCCAATGACCAGCCACCTGTTGTTACTCGTCTCCGCCCTCGCCTGCGTGTGGTGGATAGCCAGAAAAAGTGAGGACCACATCATGATCACGCTGAAAGCCAGCGCCAACGACATCGAGCGCGCACTGCATGAGCTCCACGAACTTGCAAGCTCCGG